CTTTTAATTCATCACTTCCTACTGCCAAAACGTAATCGCTAAAACCGATTTCCCAACTGGCTGAAACTTTTTTGTATGAGTTGCTCTCTGGATCTAATGAGCTTTCTACTAAATTGGTAAAATTTTTATTAACAGATTTATAAATTACAGCCCCAAGAGCAATATTGAATGGGGTGTTTTTGTTTTTTACTTCCTCTGAGCTTAATACTTCACTTGTATCAAATGAGCTGAATCCAGCATCAACTATATGTCCTACAACCTTCCCTTTATCGTGTTCGATATTAGTTGGTTTATGAACGAAATTTGGTGTGTAGGCTATGGCTGTTTCGGTATCCATACCGTCACCATTCCTATTAAATTTATTTACAACAGCAGCATTAAATGCCACTCCGAGCAAATCAACATTGCTTTTGTAGTCTATATCTTTAGGTACTAGGGGCGCTAAATTGCTTAAAGATGCCTCAGAGATCAGAGATGCCTCACTAATTTTACAGATAGATATTGGGCAGTCAAAAGTTGTTTTGTATTTATAATCCATTAAGAATTTTCTTTACTATGATGAAGAATTGCTGCTGGGTATAATTCAAGGTTGTGTTCGCTAGAAATCGACAAAACTTCAGTTAAGGTTTGTAAATTTTGTATTTCTTTAAAATCTTTTACACATGATTCCATAGTTTCTGCCCAAGATTCTTTACTTTCAGAACAAACTATAGATTCACAAAGATCAGCAACCATCTGCTCCTGGGTTTCAGAAAGCTTCTCAGACTTTACATTTTCTATCATTGTAGCTTTTGCTGAATTTATAAATTCATCTATTTCATAAATAGTTTTTTGAATATTATTTCTGGAATATTGGGCATTTACGATTGGAACACCAGTGGTTCCCTCTGGTCTTCCACTTTGTTTTGGTGTCTTTGGACCTCCTCCTATATCGGCTTCAACCATTGGCACTCCACCAACTAGAGGGTTGTAATACCCTTCTTTCCTTTCATCAACAAAATCTTTTTGAGCTGGGGCTATCTTATCTGCCTCTGGGAATCTTCCATTGTGGAACATTTCCATTCCCTGCTGTGGAGTTAGTATGCCAAGCTCCATCAAGCGAGTTGAAACCCTCATTAGCTGGGCTTCATCTCTCATATCAATATCTTTCATTTTTACCTCTGGATAAGATCTGAGACCCAACTCTCTTGAGACTCTTTTTATTTCTCGCTGTAAAAAATCATTAAGAAATCCACTTCTAGCTTCTTTTAGCCTATCAATAAATATTTGAGCTTTAACTTGTGTTGAACTAAACTTCTCCTCTCCAACTACTATATTTTGTAGCCCCTGTTTAATATCTTCGTTTAGTATTTTATATTTATCTGGCCCTAAAACTCTATTTAGTTCAGGAATTACAAACTCAGCTTTTGTTGTATAATCAGATACTAAAACTCTACCAACACTTTCGTTTTTGAATAGGTTTTGCATAGCCGCAAGGTTATTGGCATTGATTCCTCCCTTGTCAGGATCTGCACCCATCGTGATGAGAAGTATTACGTTCTCAACTGTTCTTGTGATTGCTTGATCCATTTTTTTCAGCTCCATTTTCGCATTTATGTCCTCAAGCACTGGAAATCCAAAAGGTACAGCAAATGGTTCATAATCTTGTTTCTTATAGAAAGAGAAAGATAACCTTTGAGCGTCTAGTTGCACTTTAAGCCCTTTTGAGCTATAACCACCATCTTGAATAGCTTTTTGGGTGTCAGGATCTAAACTATTAAAAAGCTCTACATCTTCTTCTGTCTGAGGATTTTGTAATCTAGCTAACTCATACTCAGATAAAACTTTTTCGTAAGCACCTACAGAAAAGGTGGTGGCTCTCTTTGCTACAATATCATATGGATTAAGCAGTATATATCTGATTGGAATTTTGTTTTGTGAAGGGTTTATAGATCCCACTTGATTCATAAGCCTTGCATAATCATCAGCTTTGAATTTGCCATCAACTCTATATAAAAATACATTTCCGCTTCTGTAATACTCTCTGAAATACTGATCTTTGATTGATAATACATTTATCCTTTTAAACCACTCGTAGAAAAACTTTCTGCTCTTTTTTGTACCGCCTTCTAAATATATGTCTGTATTTGTAAACTCAGACATTATATCTATTGCGTTTCTAAACACGGCCACATTAGCGTAAGCTTTCTGGCATAGCTCTATAGTATCTCTTACATCTACGCCATCAGCAGCATAGTCATATGGCAAAAGCCCTACATCAATACTTGAAAATCTATTTTTTAAATTTACAAAAGCAGATCTATTTTTTCTAGTACCTGTGAAACCACTAGTGCTAGTAGACTGCCTTCTAGCTTTAGAAATCTCTTTGAATGATGCATCAGATGTATAAAAAGGATCTCCCAGCAAATCAGGCTGAATTTCTCCATTTTTACCAATAGGCACATAAGTCTCGGTTTTTTGATTGAATTTATCCCAATAGTTAGAACGTTTTGTATATTTTCTCTTAGCCATGTCAGTAATTGATATTACACTCCAAAGTTAACTTTCAACTTTTAAAAGTTAAGAAATAAACATTGGTGTAAAAGTTTGTTGACCATAATTTCCCTGGAATGCTTCCATGTCATAAAAAACATTCATCATCCAGTTAGCAAGGACCAAAGCAGAGTATGAGTCTTTTCTGGCTTTATCAGCTCCTTTTTGTTTTCTTAGATTTGGTGGCAAATCAAAACTTTGAGTTCCCTGAACAGAAGTTGTTACCTGAATTAAAGCACATTGTACTTTTATTAAATCCATCATGTCTTTTTGATGCTCAACTAAGTCAATCATTCTTGCTCCAGCTGCCCCACTAGTATTTGGGTCATTTCTTATGAATTTTAAATTTTTTATAGGAACTCTAGACTTTCTTTGAATGTTGTAATCATCATTCATAGCTGCCCCAGCAAAAAATATTTTCTTATGGTCAAAAGCTGATTGTAAAGATTCATTTGCCGCCCTGATCCACTGAGAGCTTGGTTTTCTTAAAAACACATATCTTCTTGAACTTTTATTGTATTGATTTTTAACCTTTCTTAAATTCTTTTCATAATCTGCAACTTTGTCGAGATCAGCCTCTATAGTCTCCAATTTTAAATTAAGATTTTTAAATATAGTACTTTCATTACATGAGTTCATAAACTGAACTCCACCATTGTAGTCGCCTACGACTGCCACAATATTGAAATGAGTCATAAGATAAGCCATGTACCTTATGTGTGTCTTCAGGTTAGCCCCAGACATAGCATAGCTGTGGACAACAGTACCCTTCTTCAAGTCTTTGTTTAATTTAAGCAATAATATAGCGAAATCGTCAGAGCTTTCACTTTCAGACCAAGATGGGTCAAAAGCTAAAATATATTCATCATTATGATTACCTACCACCTCGACAGATTGACCTTCTCCATCAGGTATTGTGCATTCCGCCATTTTGCTGACTTTAAAGTATCCAGAGCTATCATCTGTAAATACAGCGCCAAACTCTCGATCAAACTGAGAGTCGCTCATCGTAGCCCTCGATTGATTTATAAGATTTTGATCATACAGTTGCTCTGGAGCGCAATCATAGCTAAAGTGCATAATTGTTCTGTGCGCCCCGTCTTGTGTGTTCTTATTTAAAATCAAATTCTCATATTGCTGATAAAGCTTATATAAGTACTCAAATTTGTAAGAAGCAGAAGACAGTCCTATAATTTTGTTATTAGGCCAGACTTTCCTTTCATCCTCAGTCATCTTGCCTTGTTTAATCATCTCTGTTTCTAAATCATAAACTTCTTGTCGCTCTGTTGGGTTATCAACAACAGATAGGAATGGCATAATCACCTCATTAAATATTTTTTCAGGCATTAACAAAAGCTCATCGATAATCATTCTCTGAAAACGGAAACCTCTAAGCTTTTCCCCATCTCCAAGAGGCAGCGCCCTTATACTACTTCTGCCTATCTCCATAACCCATTCATCATTCATTTTAGATGTTCTTGTTATACATTGAGAAAAGAATGTAGCCTTTGGGCTTTTAGCAATATCTTCTATCTTCTTAAATATCATTTTAGACTGTCTAAATGATTTAGATAAAATACCTATCTGCACCCCTTGATTTAAAATAGCGTCTAAGAGCGCGAAAATGGCCGTAGAGAAGCTTTTAGACATTCCACGGCTCCATATGCCCAAAAAGTAATCAGACTCCATCATGGCTTTTATAGCCATATGCTGGAAGGGGAAGAGTTTTACTCCAGTGAATAACTCTGTGGCAAAAGACGGATTTTCTCTTAGAAATTTATAAAGCAAAATCTTTGCCTCATTCTCATCCAAAAACCCCTCTTTTTCTACCAGCTGTTGGTTTATATCTTTGTACTCTCTTCTTAATTTTTGTACTCCTGTTTCCCAAGCCATCTTTTATAATATGTTTATTCCAAAAATATTGAACATCTACCGACCAAAGATTTGATCCTAGCACTAACAGTTTAGGTATTATAAACTCACTGTCTTTTCTAGATCCACTAAACACAAATTGACAACAACCCGAATACTCGGCTTGTATCTCTCTCATTTGATGGAACACATAGTCCAATTTAAATTTTTTAAATCCTTTTTTATTCTCATCCTCCATTTTATCGAAGGCAGTCTCAATCACTATAAACAAGAAGCAGCCCAAACTTTTACATCTTTCTAGTTCCTTGACGAATCTATTGTAGCCGTTTGTAACGGTAGAGCAAAAATCCTGGTAGGACTTACGATCTACAAATGTATATGAATAATCGTCTCCCATAACACCGTAATCCCCAACGTCTAATTTCAAAACTCTACTATTTTTGAAATTTAACGGTTGCTGTTCCCTTGTGTCTATAAGTATGCGAGTTGCTGTAAAATCATTATAAAATTCAGTTGGTAGCTGCCGTGACAGCATCGGTTTTAAACCAGCCGCTTCACAGGCTTGGCTATAGCTACCGAAAAGTCTTTTGCAAGTGTCTACGTCTGGGAGACCTGCGGTCTTTAGATAAACATCGGGCGGAGCTGCTATCAGCTCCTTTTGTTCTTTTCTATCTCTTAAAATATCTATAATGAATTTTTTTACTTCCGCTTTATTAGCAGTGTCGCACCACTCGACCATATTTTCGTTGTTAAGGAAATATGTCCTGAAGTATTGTTTATAATTTTTAAAAGGGATAAGCTCCCCAGTAAGTTTGTCTTTCCTAGCGTAATTCTTGACATAGTAGTCTCCTAGCACCATGTCGTGCTTTTTTACATGTGCATGTAGACTTCTTAAGAAAGTAAAATCTTGACCGCACTCTTTACATTCAAACGACATCTTCTTGTGATATACCTAGTACTCTAGCTTTCCATTCAGCCATTCCCTCTAAACGTTCGGCTTCTTTCTTGATTGATTGTTTTTGCATCTCTGCGATGCGAACCATTGTCTTTCTTTCTTCTTCCTCTTGAAATGATTGAACTATAGACAAAAAGGATGCATTCTCTTTTTGATTCTTTTTCATTCGTTCCGCCCTATCACCTTGCAGTTTTTTAGTAAGGTTCTCAATACGGGTTTCACACTGATGGTACTCTCCAGACTTAGCCTTTATAATTTCCGCAAGCCTGACACTCATTTCTGTTTGGTCATCAGCAATATCAAACATGTCATTAAGTTTGTTTAAGTGAGAACTTATCACTTCTAAGTTAATCACCTCCTTGCAAGCGTTAAGATACAAATTAATCTCATCCGCAGTTAAGTCTGGTTTATCCCAGGTTAATCTTATAAATTCATGCTCAAAAAGAACTCTATCTTCTTGATTTAAATAATTATTAATAATTTTTAAAAATCTTGAGTTGTTAAGATTGATTCCTAATTTTTCGGCGCAAACTTGCTTTTGCCTATTTAACTTTGCATCGTCCAAATCTAAACCAGTAGCATCATTGATTTTTTTGATGATTCGACTCAAAGACTTAGGTGAAATGTATGAATTTAAAGCAGCGCCGTCTTGAGAAGGAATTATGTCGGGATTTACGTCTCTTATGAAAGCCAAAACAGTTCTTTGCTCATTGCTAAGAGATTTTACATTTCTTTCAGGAAAAATTATTTTAGCTATCTCTAAAGACGACAAACCGCTTTCTGCTTGCTCTAAAATAAAATCTTTTTGCTGTTGTGTTAATTCTATGTCCTCAGTCCTGGAAGTTGCAGTAGTTTTGAAATTTATTGAGTTTTCTACTAAAAATTTACGTACAGCCCTGCCCTCCTTAGATCTTCCATCTAATTTTTCATCTTCAAAGCACTGACGAGTCAAATCTATGAGGCTTGTTATTTTTGCCGCATTCTCTTTTAAAAACTGCTTCTGCTCTTCGCTAAGGTCCATCATTTATAATATCGCTCTCTCTTAGTATTTCCATGGCTACCTGTAAGAACTTCTTTTTTAAGTTTTTAACCTGTCTATACCCTAACTTGTTTTTTTGGGGTGATATTTTATATCCCATATACTTAGCAACATCTTCCTCTGTCTTTTTTTCAAAATATAGCATTCTATAAGCTACATAATGAATTGATGAGAGCCTTGCCTTCATCTTATTATCAAGAAGCTCTAAAGATCTTTGAAAATCAAAATCATCATCCTGTTTGCTGTGTATTTCTTTACTGAAATCCTCAAGAGATAGAGGAAGTTTTATTTCTAAGCCTATCTTTTTGGATTTTTTCCACTTTGAACAAATTGGACAGCTTTCTTGGTCATGATCATCTAAATGGTATGATGGACAAGGGTTTGTATAGTTGCCGTAGTGGTTTCTTAATAAGTTACGGATTTGATTAGAAATAATCCTGCCTATCCATGGTTCAAGTGGCCTACTTTGATCCCACATATGCCACTTCTTTGCAATGTGGCTTTTTATGATCTGTTCTACATCATCAAAGTCAAACCATCTAACAGCGTTTAAACGCCATTTATATTTTTGTTTTTTTATGGCTTGATCTATGATATCAGAACAATCTTCATAAGTCCTCTTATCCCCTTCCTTTTTCATCTAAGAATTCATTAACAGATTTACTTCTCCTTGCTTTAGAAAAGTTCGGAGGAGCTTTTTCTCCTGCTAATGAACCTAGAGTAAAAGTATTGTTGGCCTCGGCTGAGTACTCAACTTGTATTTTACCTATATTTGGGACAGACTCTGAAGAAGTTTCTTCTTCGCCAAAATCCACAGATTCTACTATTGTATTTTTCTGTGGAGATGTTGTTACGCTTGCAATGCTAGTATTTAATTGTTGACCACAACCAGCACAAAAGTTTGGCTTGGCGTGTGCGTACTCTATCTTAGCACCGCAATTTTGACAGAATAGATGGCTCATAGCTTATATATTTATATAATAAAAATTCTTTTTTTCTATTTTATTACACTAAATTAACAAGATCGTTGTCTCTTATAATTAAAAAGCTGTAGGCCGCTGTCGCTTAGACGTTCGCCTTGTTATATATAATCTACACAGATTTATGATTTTCTATTTTAGAAACAATATATTTTAATATTTTACTTCTAACTATGTCTCTGTTGGTAAACTTGAATGAAGTTATGCCATGCTCTTGTGACTCTTCACAATTAAATAAATCAAACATCTCTCTAAACCCGCTTCTACCATTAATATCGCTTTGCATGAAGTCGCCGCAGATAATTAGTTTTGTGTTTTCTCCAACCCTAGTGATTAATGTAGTAAGCTCCTTAAAGGTAAAGTTTTGCGCCTCATCTGCTACTATCAGTCTATTGTTCCAGTTTGCTCCTCTTAAAAAGTTTATAGGTACAGCAGAGATACGACCTATCTGTTTCATGTAGGCTGTATCGCCTTCATGTACCATTTCGTCGAGCTTATCGTACAATGGCATGAGAAATGGATCAAATTTATCTGATATATCTCCTGGAAGGCTACCTAAACCTTTATCGGCACTTTCGGCTATACTTCTTATGTAAAGTAGATCTTTTTGAAAATCTTTTGCCATCAACTGCAAGCAACCATATACAGACATATAAGTCTTACTGGAACCTGCTGGACCTGCAACAAATATAATCTTTGTGTTTTCTTGGAGTATAGACTCTAAAAGTTTTTGCTGCTTGACGGTGAAGTTAAATTCACGTTGCTTAAAATTTATTGAGTGGAAGGCTGAACTCAACTCAAAAGTGGACTGCTTAGAAGGTGAAACTTTCTTTCGGGGCATTTATTATATTTACACCTACTTGTTTCTTTCTTTTGTCCTTTTTTTTAATTTTTCTAGATAAGATTTATATATTTTATTCGCGGCAAGGAGTTTTTTCTTTTTCTTTGGATCTTTTGCATTTTTAGCTGCAAACCTGGATCTTTGCTCCATAGCCATAGTGGCTTT